GCCTTGAGGGCCTCGATCAGCGTGTCGAGCTGGGCGCCGGTGCAGAACTGCATGGCAGACACGCCCACCTGGCGGTGCACCCAGGCATTCAGCGCCTGCGGGCTGGTGTCGCGCACCAGGCCGTCGCGCCCCAGCTGGTGCCACAGCGCCCACACCTTGCGCTCCTTCGGGCTGGCGGCGGCCTTGGCCTGGGCAAAGCGCGTGGCAGGCAGGGGCCGGCGCGCCGTGGGCCTCACCAGGCCCGCGCGCTCGGCCAGGCCCTGCAGGTGGTCGCGCACCTTCTGGCGCTCGGCGTCCGTCATGTCACGGCTAGAGGACTTGAGGGTCAGGCCCCTGAGCAGCACGCGGTAGTCGTCGTCCGTCAGGCGCAGCTTGGACTTGAGGACGTGGATGGCGGCGGTGTGGTTGGCGCTCAAAGCGGGCCTCCGATGAAGAGATGGGTGAGCAGCGGCGCAACGTTGTCGGTGATGCGCGTCGGGACGCACTCATCGGCATGCCTGCGGCGGTAGACAGAGGGCAGCGATACATAGCAGGCGCGGCAGCAGAAATACAGCTTGTCGCTGTTTTTCGAGGCGGGCGCGAAGAACTCCCGGTCCGCCGGCCACCACTCGCCACACTTCGGGCACAGCTTTTCTCCATCGCGATCCATGGTCACCCCAGCAGCAGCGGCCCAAGCCACCAGTTCCACAGGCCCACGACGCTGGCCACCAGAAACACCACCTGCTGCGCAAACAGGCTCCAGTTCTGCCGCCCCCAGCTGGACACGATCCAGCAGACATTGCTGACCAGGAACCCGCCGAAGCCCCAGCCCGGCACTGCGGGCATTGCGAGCAAAAAGGCCCCGGCGATGCCGAACAGCGCACCCATGATCTCGACAACAGCGCGAAAGGGGTTGAAGTCGTCGGTCATGCCGCACCTCCCTGCATGTCAGCCACCGGCGTCAGCGGCATGCGCTCGGCAGGCAGCTCCAGCGTCTGCGCCAGCAGGCCACCATCTGCCGCACGCGCCACGGCCAGCAGCTGCCCGGTGCGAGCCTCCAGCCGGGGGGCGGTGTAGTCCAGCCCAGCATGGCGCACCACGCCCGCTGCGCGCACCCGGCGCAGGAACCAGCTCGACACCTCCAGGCTGCGGCTGGCCTTGTACTGGCTCCAGGCGTCCACGATCTTGCGTGGGTCGCCAGGCCAGTAACCCTGGCGCAGCCGGTACACCGTGCCCACTGCCAGGCCCAGCGCAGCACCCGCCTCGCGCACCGAATACGCCCGCACAAAGTGCAGCAGATCCGGCGGCGCGGAAACTGGGCCAAACAAGCGCCCCGAGGCCGACGGGCATGCGCTGACACCACCCCGGCCACTTGCCGGGCTTCTTGCCCCCTCCAAATCGTTCCCAGCGGCACCAGCATCCGCCAGCAAGCCCTGCAGGGCTACTGCATCGGCTCGATTGCCCTGAGTGTGGTGGGTTTTGCCGTTCAGCTGGATGGCGATCATCACTCAACCCTCCACACACGAATGCCGCCGTTCACCTTGCGGCATGCCAACACCTTGCCCGTGGCGTCCTTGTAGGCCTTTATGGCCGTGCCGATGGCGGACTTCGCGGCGGCGGGCAGCGCGAAGGAGTAGCCCACCTGCAGGCCGTCGAACAGCGGCGTCCAGTCGAGGGCACGCCCCCCCCCGCGCGGGCATGGGCACATCCGTGTCGATCGGCACCGTCTTGATGTCAACCCAGAACGGGCCATTGCGCTTATCTACGCGGGGAGTGGTGGCATGCCGACGCGGCTCCGGCGCTTCCTCCAAGTCACCGCCCGCCGACTTCGGCTGGTGGGCAAGCGCGGCCTTGAACAGAGCGATACACGGGCCTGCGCTGTAGACCGTGCCGTCCAAGGCCAAGTATTCGGCCTCAACAGCGCGCGCCAGGTTGTTGCCCACGTTCTTGGTCTCAAGGCCCCACTTTTCGGCGACCTCGCGGGTCAGCAGCTCTTCGTCGGGCAGGCGCATAAAGAACTGGCAGACCTTGTCGGCCAGGCTGTCGGCGCGGGGCATGTAGGTGGTGACTGTCATCACTGCACCTCAGCCTGGGCCTCGAAAGGCGTCACGATGAAATCCTCGACGCCCGTCACGATGGTGATGCCGGCAATGCCGCGCACCGCGTCCGGCTCGTTCAGCATGGCTTCCTTGTTGGGTTCGTTCTTCAGCCGCCATGCCGACCACGACACCCAGCGTGGCCAGGGCGGCGGCGGTGAGCAGCCAGCGGCCGAGGGTGTCGGTGCGGGCCGTCTTGCGGCTTTCCTCCACCTCCACAGTGCCAGGCGCGAAGAAGAAGCCGCCAGGCGGCAGCGTGTGGGTGTCTTGCTGGCCGCAGCCGTCACAGCCGGGGCGGGATTGGCATACGCCCAGGCGGGCGCAGCTGCGGGGGCGGTGCGTTTTCTTGAGGGTCATGACAGCCTCCGGGCGCTGATGCGGCGGGCATCGGGGAAGGACTCCAGGGCGTAGAGCACGGCGTCGAAGCCGTCGGCGTACAGGCCGTTGTGCTGGCCCTGCGAGCCGTCGCCCATGGTGATGAGGATGAGGTAAGCGCGCATGGCTCAGCACCCCCCAATCACCTGGGCATCCACCTTGGGGAAGCCCACGGCGGCAGCGGCGTTGAGCGCGCGGCACACCAGGTTGTTGACCACCTGGGGGTAGCAGATGCTGACCACTTCGTTGGTGCGGTGGCCGTGGGCCTGCTGGATGAGGCGGGCGCGGATGGCATCCATGGCGTCGGCCTCGAACACATCGGCCAGCTTGGCGCCGGCGCGCTCGAACTTGAGCTGCAGGTAGCTCTCCACATCGTTGTCCAGCGGCTCCATGGTGATCTGCTCGCAGCGCTGCACGATCTCGCGCACCTCGGGGTTGCGCTCGCTCAGGATGTTGAACAGCTCGTTCTGGCCGATGAGGCACACGCCCAGCAGGCGGCGCAGGCCGTCTTTGAGCTCCATGAAGTTCTTGAGGTGCTTCAGGGTGGCAATGGGCAGGCGGTGGGCCTCCTCGATCACCAGCAGGTGGGTGTAGCCCGCGGCGCGGCTGGCCTTGAGCAGCTCGTGCACCTGCTTGTAGCGGGCCTGGGGGCTGCTCTTGAGGGCCACGCCGGGCGCCAGGGCGTCCACGATGGCCTCGGCGATGTGGCCGCTGCGCAGGGGCTTGCCGTTGGCCTGGCTGGGCTCCATGCCATGCACATAGGGCTTGATGAGCACGATGGGGCGGCGCTCTTCGCGGATGCGCTCTTCCAGGTCTTCGCGCAGCGTGCTCTTGCCGCTGCCGCTCTGGCCGATGATGGCGACAAAGCCATGGCTGGTGGCGGCCTCCAGCATGGCGGCGCGCACATAGCGGCCGTGCTGGCTGGCGAACACATCGGCCCGGCTGTTGATGTCATCCACAAACGGACTTCGTGCCAGGCCGAAGTGCTTGCGCGCCTGCGGCGTGAGGGTTTCGTTCTTCAGTAACATTGGCGATTCCTCCAGGGTTTCGGTTGCCGGGTTGGCATTGGGGCTCTCGGGGGCGGCCTCGGCGTGTTGCAAGCACGCCGGGGCCAACTTCTTTGCGGGGGTGCGGCTCATGGGGCACCCCCCACCACACGCAGGCCGGCGCGCACCGTGAGGCGGGCGGCCAGGGGCTTGATCTGGTCTTCGGGCACAGTGCCATCGGGGTGCAGGCTCTTGAGCGTGGCGATCAGCTCAGCGGTCATGACCAGGCCCTCTTCCTTCACCAGCTTGCGCGCGGCCTCGAACACGGTGATCGTGGCCACCGCATGCTGGCTGCGCAGTGCAGCCAGGTCTGCCGTCTTGATGGGCAGCGCCTCTGGCAGCAAGCGGGTGGGCAGTTCGCCCTTGCCCAGGTACGTATGGGCCACCACGCCCGCACCGTCGTTCAAATGCTGGAACGGGCGCACGTTCTTGGACTTGAGCTGTTCGGCCTTGTCCAACGAGGTGCCGGTGCCATAGGCCGCCTGGGCGATCTTCTTGGCGGCCTCTTGCGCGGCGGTGTGCGGGGCGCTCTTGTATTCCTCGCCCAGCACGGCGGCGGTGAGCGGGCGGCCAAAGGCGTCGAATGCACGCTCGGGCGCCACGTCCACGTGCAACGGGGCCTGGCCGTAACGGTCGACTTCCACGCGCAGCAGCCCATCACCCAGCAGCAAGGGGCTGACGCGTACCTTCTCGCCGTTGGCGAATTCCTTGGCCCAGGGCTGCAGGCTGTACAGCTCGCTCTTGCCGGTCTGGGGGTGGGCAAAGCTGATATGACCACCCTTGACGATGCGGGTCTCGTCCTTGCCGCGCATGAACCAGGCGCAGGCATCGCGCTCGGGCAGTTCCACCAGTGCGCCGGGGTAATGGGCGATCAGGGCAAACAAGTCGTCGCGCACATGCTTGATGCCATCGTCGCGCTGGATGCGGCTGTCGATGTGGGCCATGGCGTTGGCGCCGTAGTCGCGCACCCAGGCGGCAGCACTGGCGTTGAGCTGCTCCACCGTGTCCACGGGCTCGTCGCGCAGGCGGCTCTCGAAGTGCCGCTCCACGATCCAGTTGGCGTTCTCCACGCCGCCCTTGGCCCAGGCGTGGCCTGCGGCGTGGGTTTCGTGCTGCACGCCCAGGGCGTCCAGCAGGCGGCGGATGCCTGCACTGGTCATGGCGCTGCCCTTGTCCCACAGCAGGAACTTGGGCACCCCGCAGGACACGCGCGAATCCTGCCGCGCCCATGTCCACATCAGGAACTCGAACAGGCTGGCCTGGTTCTCGCCCGCCGCCTCGAAGTAGCGCACGTCGATGCTGCCGCTGGCATGGTCATACCGCACGTAGCGCCACACCTTCAAGCGCACCTTGTCCATGCTGGCGGGCTTGTTCTTGTTGAAGGTCTTGGCGTCCATGACGCGCTGCTGGCCGTCCATGTAGTACACCAGGCACAGCGAAGGGTCGATCTGGTGCACGTGGTTGGGGTGCAGGCTGCGCAGGCGCTGGGTGTTGCGGGCACTGGCCTGGGTCTTGGCGTCCAGGCGCTGGGCGCGCAGCAGCGCCGCCACGCGGCCCGGGCCGACGTTTACCGTGAGGCCGTTCTGGTGGGCGATGTTCATGGCAACGCAGATGGGCTTGGTGGATTTGCCGTGGCCGTTCACGCTCTGCTGCATGCTGGCAGCCACGAATTCCAGCGACTCGGTGGGCAGGCGCGTGGTGCCCGCGTCGCTGCGGCGCTTGCGGCCCGCGTCATAGCCCGCATGCTCTTGCAACCAGCGGTACACGGTGGAGGGCTTGCAGCCGTGCAGGCGGGCGTATTCCTGCACCAGGCGGCCACGCTCGCCGCCCTTGGCTGGCGCGGCGCGCAACTGGTCGCGCAGCGCCACCAGTGCCTGCAGGGTGTCAAAGGGCAAGGCTGGGGGCATGGGGTCAATCTCCGGGGATTGCTTCACCAGGGAAGCGGTCAGCCAGCAGCTGCTGGATGTCGGCCAGGCCGTCTTCCACCGTGCCGGCCAGCTCCAGCAGCAGCCCATGGCCGTCCGCATCTGGCGGCGCGGCCACACTGCGGCCACGGGCCATGCGGCAGGCGTCCACCAACACCATGGTGTGGCTGTAGGCCATGCGGTCGTCATCGTTGGCGGCATCGGCCAGAGACTCCAGGCGCTGGGCGTCGAACTCCAGCGTTCGGGCCTGCGCCAGCATCTCGATGGCCACCAGGTTGACGCCCTGGGGCACCGCCATGCCGATCTCCCAGCCGGTGGCGGCGGCATACACGTCAGGCAGCGATGCAGCCGCCCGGGCCAGCTCTTGCGCCGTGGCGCGCATGCGCTGTGCCAGGCATTGCAGCTCGGTGGGCAGCGGCATCATTGCGCACCGCCTTCGGCGAAGGCGCCCAGGGTCTGGTCAAAGGTCAGGCGCTCGCGCTCGATCGCGCGCTCGGCCCGGGCCAGGGCCTCCTGGTACACGTCGGCCACATGGCCCAGGGCGGCCTCGAAGCTGGTGCGGTCGGCATCGCCCAGCGGCTCGCCCGCCGTGAAGATCGCGATACGGCAGGTCTCCAGCTCGCTCAGAGCGGTGGCCAGCTTGCGCCCGGCTGCGGCCACCTGGTCGGCCACGGGCACCAGGGCCTCGGGCCAGCTGGTGTGGGCTACCACCTTGCCTTTGAGCTTGAGCTGGATGGCTTCGGCGTTCAGCTCTTCATTGACGGCCTTCTGGCGCTCGCTCTCGCGCTTCTCTTTGCGGAGTGCTTCGCGCACCTGGCTGGCACTCATGCGGTCGATGTCGTCCATCTCGGCCAGGCGATCCAGGTCAGCATCGTCGTCGTGGGTGACCAACTCCAGGAAGACGCTGGCGTTTTTGACCTGGGTGCTCAAAACGGCCAAATTGGCCGATTTGCGTATTTTTTGAGCAGCCTGCATGAAGCGGCGTGCCGTGCGTTCCGCAAAGCCCAGCAGTTCCACGCGCCGCTCGAATTCGCCGTGTGGCGTCATCTTCTTGAGCATGACCAGTCGCCTGCCCACTTCGATGATGGCCTCGACCGTGCGCCGCTGGTAGAAGCGGATTTCATCCTCCAGCGCACCCACGGTCAGCGTGCCATCGTAGCCAATTTGCTCGGCCAGCGCCGCCAGTTCGGCCTGCTCCTGCTGGGCCTGGTCGCGCATCGCCACCATGGCGCTGCCAACCTTTCCGGTGTCGATGGTGGTGTCTTCCAGGTCGATGACTTCGGTTTTCTTGGGGGTGCGGGCCATGGTGTGGATCAATCAGGGTTGCGGGTGAATCGGTTGCGGGCTTCGTCCACACGGCGCTGGGCCGTGTCGATGGCGCTGAAGACCTTGATGGCCTGCTGTGGCAGGCGGGGCGTCAGGCACCAGTGGCCGGTGGCCTCGATGCGGTCGGCCACCCCTGCGGTTCGCAGGTTGTCGAGGTCGCGGGTGATGACGCTGGCAGAGGCGTCCAGGGCCTTGGCCAGGGCGGCGGGCGGGTAGCCGTTGACCACGTCGCCGAACAGGGCGAACAGCAGCTTGATGAGGCGCTGCTGCGCTTCGTTGGTGTAGTCGGTGGTGCGGGCCTTCTCGGTCATGCGTGCACTCCCCGTGGCTTGCTCTGGCGCGGCACATGGCTGTGCAGGGGCATGCATGCTGCAACTCCCTGGTGCCCGGGCTCGGCCTTGAGGCCCAGCACGATGGCGGCGCGGTGCGCCTGGCCCCGGTGGCCGCGCAGGCGACCGCGCAGCAGGTCCACCAGCACCAGGCGGGGCAGGTTGTTGTGGCGCGCCAGCTCGGCCACGGCCACGCCATGGGCCTTGACCCAGGCGGACGCGGTGGCGGGCGTCTGCGGGTAGGGCACCCGCGTGATGGGCGGGGGCACTGCGGGGGTAGTGCCAGCCCACACGCACCACGCCAGTGGTGCCATCGTTTGACATTTGAAGATGCTCATATCGCGCCTCATTTCGGAATGAATTCGGAGAGGCGCATTGCGTAGTTGAAGGGGCCAACGCGGCGGATCAAAGCTGCCAGCAGCGCCTCGGTTCCAGCGTCGCCATCCGGCGAGGCGATGGGTGCGACGGCCTCGACAGCCGCCAGGATGTGCGTGGCAATCTCATCGACCCGTTGGGCGTGGGCAGCGGTTTTGAGATCGGAATTCATGCCAGCACCCCCTTCGTCACTTCGTCGCCGATGTACAGCGACAGGTCGCGCAGGATGCTGTAGGTCAGCCTGCCGCGCGGCAGGTCGGCCTTGCCCGCCCACCGGTTCACGGCCTGCGTGACGGTTCGCGGCTGGTAGTTGTGGGCCATGGCCCACTGGCGGTAGCTGGTGCCGCGCTCGACCAGCCGCGCTCGAATCTTTGCCTTTTCCATTTGTTCCCCTTCGGCTACGATGTACTCATTACGAATAAATGTACGCTTCAATTTGCGTAATTGCAAGAGGTTTTTTCGCAAAATGAGTAATGCAACAGCCGCCGACGTGATGGAACGTTTGCAGACGGTCTTTGGTGCCACCACTGATTCCGCCTTGGCAGACGCTATGAAGGTCAACCGCCAGACGCTCGGGAGCTGGCGAGCACGCGATCGCATTCCTTACGACGAATGCGTAAATTTGGCTACGGAGAAGGGATTGAGCCTGGACTGGCTGCTGATCGGTGAGGGCCAGATGTACAGGGGTGCGATACCGGGCAGATTGGCCACCGAGACCCCGCGTGAAGGCACGGTACTGACGCTGCTGCGACAGCTACCAGACAACGACCAGCGCGAAATCGAACTGGTGGTTCAAAACAAAAAACGGCTGCACGACGTAGAGCAGCGGCTGGAGCAGGTGACAGCCGACCTGGCCGAACTTCGTGCGGCTTGAAGTGTTCTCAACAGGAACTTAGAGGATTAACAAATGAAACGTGTCGATGACCTGACTCGCCGCATTCTGCTGGCGATGCGCGACAACCCCGGCCCACTTCCGGTGACCAAGCTTGACGGCGTTGACCAGGCGGTGTTCAACGAGCATGTGCGCCTGCTCAAGGAGGATGGCCTGATCGATGCAGATTTGCAGATTGGACAGCAGGATCGGGTCTTGACCGCGCTGGCGCGGCGCCTCACTGCGCGCCGGCAGGACTTTGTGCAGAACCACTGATGGAGCAAGTGCTTTCAGCCGTTCAGGAGCGCAAGCGGCGCGAACAAATTCGCTGGCTGTGCCTTCAACACATAGATGCTGCGCGTCCCGCGCAAATGACGGACGCAGCATTGCTTCCACTGGTTCAAACGGTGCATTCAATCACCGCTCTGCGAGAGTTGCGGCGGGAACTGGATTACCTGATGGAGTGTGGCCTGTTGACCCTCGTCGAGGACTATGAAACGTGGCGCTTAAAGCTCACTCACCACGGCATTGACCTCGTGCAGTACACCGGACCATGCCCTCCAGGCATTGGTCGCCCACCCGTACCCCAGTAAACCCGAAGGAGCCCATGCCCATCCGTATCATCATGGCGGCCACACTGCTCGCCGCCTCGCCCGCCTGGGCGGTCAACAAGTGCACCGGGCCTGATGGCAAGGTAGTGTTCCAAGACGCGCCGTGCGCCGATGGCAGGGGCGGAAAAATAGACGTCAAGCCTGCAAGCGGCTTCGGTTCCGACGTCACCTCCTCCAGTCCTGGGGCATCCTCCGCAGCGGCGCCAGCCCGCGCCAGTATGAACAAGGAAGGTGTTTTCGGCGAGAGCTGGCAGCGCCGCACATTCCTTGAAAACCGTGGAGTTGCCGAGGCCAAAGCCGCTTTGAGGAATCACCTGCAGCGCTGTGAAGCCAAGCAACGCGAGCTGGCAGCCCGCAAGAACAGCGCCAACAACAACCTGGCCGGAGCGACATGGGAGCAGTCGATCTCCATGGAAATGCAGGCTACAGCCACGATGTGCGATTCACAGACCCGAGAGCTTCGGATTCAGGTGGATGCGCTGGAGAAGGAACTACGCGAGTTGCAGTCGAAGCAGTAGTCAGAGGATGCACCATGCCCGACCCCAACCCCCAACTGATCGACAAGTGCAAACAGTGGGCCCATGGCCCCGACACGGATCTGGCTGTCGCACCGCCCCCGGGCATCACTGGTGCCCTGGAGGCAGGCCTGTGGGCGGCTTACCGCGCTGGCTACCGGCAGGCTTTGCTTGACAGCGATGCGGCGCAGCGGGTGGTGGATGCTTTCGAGGGCAAGCGCAAATGACGGAAGTGGTATGGGTGGCTCTCATCAGTGCGGGCACAGCGCTAGTCACCGCGCTGCTTACCCAATTCCTAGCGACACGAGCAGCCAGTAAACAAGCAGACCATGCAGCCCAGAGAGAAGCGTTGCAGTGGCAACGAAGCGAGGCGTTAAGGCTGGAAGAGCTTGAGCGCAAAGAGGCGCAGGGGCTGCAGGAGTTGCAAGACGCGCGCCTGCGCGAGCTGTGGGGGCATGTTCTGACCGTGCGGTGGCAGGTTTTTGACGCACTGGAGACGGTGCCGGCAAAGGGGCGTCCTGCAGCAAAATCTGCTGGCGTATCTGCTGCATCTTTGCCTGCACATGCCGCTGGGCAAGCCTATTCCGTAGCGCTGATTGGCTTAGCAGCCTTGCGCCCCAGCGCGAAGGCGTTTTATGTGGCGACCTCCAAGGTGCAGTTTGCCTTGTTGTCAGCCGATGAGGAAGCGCTGAACGCCTCAACAGACGAATGGAATAAGGCATACAAGGCACTCGAAAGCAGTGTGGCGTCGCTGGCGGATGGACACCAGAGCGTAGCCGCACCAGCAGCCTTGTAAACAATGGCGCGCACCATTTAGCGCAACTCGCGCGCGCACGGCACATTGCCGTGCATGAACCTTTACCCCTCCATCCCCTTGTGGTTGCGCGCCCCGCGCAACACCCTCTGGTTGATCGCGGCCGCTGTGCTGCTGGTGGTGATCGCGCTGGTGTCACCGGTCCAGCTGCCGGTGGTGCTCTACAAGGCTGCTCTGATCGCGCTGGCTGCGGTGCTGGGCTACTGGCTCGACCGCGCGCTGTTCCCCTACGCCCGGCCTGACAGCTACCTGCAGCAGGACTGGCGCCTGGGCACGGTGGAGCCGGTGGATGATGCCGACTACCCGGTGTGTGAACGCTACACCCGCGAGTTCTGTGTGGCGCAGCTGCGGCGCGCCATCATCGTGGGCGCGGTGGTCATTGGCGTGGCGATGGGGCTGTGATGTCCAAGCACGCACGCTTGCGGGTTGACCCGCACACCCGCCTTGTGTACGGGTATTTGATCGTCAAAGCGGCCACGCTGGTGGCAATTCTTGCCGCTACCCTGGTGCTGGGGGCGTGCCGCTTTGGTGGCGACACGCCTGTCCCTGCGCAAGTGCCTGCACCGCAACAGCCCGCGCTGATCGTGGAGCCCGCTGCACAGCCTGCGCCCGCTCCCACAGTTGGCCCGGTGCCGCAGGCAGCGCTGCAGTACCGT